CTCCCCTATTCGCAGTCAAAAAATTCCTTTCAGAAAAAAAAAAAAAATACTACGAAACAAGAAAAATAAAAATAATAAACAGTCAAAAGGTTAGCTTTTACCCGGAATCACCAAAAATTTCATCATCAATCTCTTTCCAAGATTTAAAGTGACATGGCAAACAATCAGACGGTAGAATACCTTGATCTACAGCTTCGCTAATCCAAGTCATAATCACACGACGCCAGTGATGAAATATTTTAGGACCCCATCCATACAGATTCATAAGAGCAGCCCTACTGTTTTCAAAAATAACAGTTACCTTATCATTATCTTTATACTGCCAATTAAGCATATCTAAACACGATGTCAAAGGTAATTTCGCAAGAAAAAAATTCAAACGCTTGTGATGCTTAACAAAGTTACACTTAAGAAAAGTAACTTCTAAAAGATTTAATGATTTATAAACAGATCCATCTTTTGCAGCGGGTTGRAAAGAAATGTTATGTTTTAAAAGGACTTTCTGAATAGTTTCAAAATTAAACTCTTCTATTACCTCTGAATTTACACTTAATATCAAATCATCCCCGTAAGTTACAACCTTACAATACCTATAAAATTCACTCAAAGGACGACGAGTAAGTAAACACCAACAATATCTCATGTAGATTTGATTAACTAAATCATTTATCTCCACTGTAAGTGCAAAACCTGACGGTATACCACACAACATGCGATACACAAGATTGTATACTAAATGAGGAGCATTAAAAAGCTCTTCTCTTAGAACTCTTCTAATATGTTGAACCTTAGTATATGGAAAATAATAACTATACCAATTTAAAATTACATCGAAAGCTCCCCACATAACATCTCTAGCCAAAGTATCACCAAAACTTTTGTAATCACCAACTATAATATGCTGACCCTTCACTAATAGTTGGCGCGCCAATTCTGACCATTCAACGCTATGAACATTAATGCCAATAGCAGTCCCATTTCTTATTCGTCCGGCTTGATAGGCGCTTTGAAATACTCCAAAATATTTTTTACAAGCCCATGTAAATTCAATAGGACTCATGGAAAACATACGAGTCTTACCCTTCTCAATTTTGTCAAAAGTAACTCTAGCATCTTTTAAAACATCTACAAAAATAGAAGCAGGAGCAATTTGCATTTGCCGCAATCGATTATTTCTATCCATCAAATCGCTTAATATAGGATGAATTTGTTCTAATTGTAATCCCTCTACCGTCTCAGAAAACCTAAACAACCAGTGCTTACCTGTCATAGGAAGTTTTTTTTTTTTTTTATCCTCTTCAAACAATTTAAACTCAGGAGTACGATTTAACCTAATTTTACTCAAAGGATAACCCTCACTAGCATTTAGATTAAGTTTTTTAATATTACTTGCTGCTATTCCTGAAAAAACTTCCTGATCAGTTAATTCATCTGAAACCAGCAGATAATTCTTTGGAGTCGTACTTATTATATAATCACTCATATCATAAACACACCGCTCCAAAATTTGTGGATCGAATGGCTGAGGTTGTAAACCATGAGTCTGAATTGCCTTAACCACTGGATCTATATGGGAATCAATAGTACAGCGTTTGTCATTACTTCTTAGAACGGCGGGTTCAGTTTCATGAGGACAAATCTGATCATACATAAGAGAAGGCACAATTTGGGTCTTCGTAGGAATACTAACGGAATCATCTTTTTTCACAGTTCCCAATATCTCTATACCCTGAGGAGGCTCAATAGCAGGAGGTATTTCTTCAAACTCATGAATATTTTTTGGATCCTCTACAGAGATATCTTTTAACTCCTCAAATGTTTCTCGTAGAATCGGTTGAGCAAATCCAAAAACACCACCATCCACGCCGGCTACATGAATACCAATTATACGAGGGATAGCAGAACAAGTATATAAAACACTACCACACTTACCGGGACCGGATATGGGATATTTATAAACGGCAGGCAACAATTGATCAGAAGTAGATTCAGTTCCTCCAATCTCCAAATCTTCATATTCATCAAATACAACATTTTGGAATTGGTGTCTTCCATCCAAATACTGATAAAATTTACCATGTCTTCCCAAATAACCTACCTCCGATTCACTAACAAAGTGCTTACGAATATCTCTAAAAGAATTTAATCTCTTACTAAATTCCAAAATACCCAAACTAGAATCCTCACATACAATAAAATTTAATTCTTTAAACGTAAACTGCAGAGTAACACTATCTTTTTCATAAACTAAAAGCACTTTTGAATCTCCCTTTTGATCAATTTGATATTTAAACTCCTCATAGAAATGCCGAGTCGTAAAAGCCTTACGTCCACAAATACCAAGCCCTCTCTGCCTAAACCTCCTAACTCCATCAATTTCTAAACTAACTTGAAAACTATTTCTCATTATTAAACTCTCTAAGTTTATTAAAGGAGTACGTTCATCATATTGATGGTTAGTTACTTTATCTCTAAGTACTTTAGATTGTTTATTCATCTTCGCAGCGAATTTAGAGGGTCGACGACCAACTCTAGAATCTCCAGATGCAGCATACTGATGTTCATGCCATGGATCCTGCGTAGTAGGTTCTACAATATCATTACTCCCACCAGAAAACAAAGGCTTTGCTACTTTATAAGCTCCAAAAACAACTAAAATACCAGTACACAATACTCCAACCCACTTAGAAATTTTTTTTAACCAATACCACCAATCGATAGTTTTCATACGTTCTAAAATTCCTGTAGCCCTAGCCGCCCCGACTTGAATAGCTATATCCAATTTATCCTCCAAATGAATTTCCTCTAATTCCTCACGTGGAAGATACCGAAGAGCAAAATGAGGCAAAGCATTAGCGTTAGGCCACTGACCAACCATTAAAACGGAACTATACCTATGCTTAAACCATTTCATTCTCTCATTCTCACTACCACTCAATTTAAAGAAACAAATACCTCTACACAAATCAGGTAAATAGCCGGATTTAAAAGGATGAGACCAATGCCAACCCAATTCATCATTTCGCATGTAAAACCACTCATGGTTCCAATGTTCTTCATGAGGACATACATATACTTCCTTATCAAATTTTAAATATTTATTTTGAGCAATGGTTGAATAAGTTTGAGGAGCTCTCTCTCTAATAGCCGAAACAAAAGAGCCATCGTCTTCAGAATCATCATCGGTAAACAACCCACCCTGATGTTGTACCTCCTCAGTATCGGAATCATCCGGTCGATGCCTAGCTTGCTCTGCTGCAAGTTCTTCTCTAGCTCTCCTAATCGTATCGGCTCTCGAAGGAAGATCCGGAGCAACAGCTCTATCACTAATTACTTGGCGAAAATCTTCACCGTACTTAGCTACTGCGTCAGCTACTCTTTTCGCACGAAGATCTTTCAATTGTTGGTGCAAAAGCTCCCATTCTTCATTGGTAACATTCATACTACCGGCTGTACAATCAGAAAGTTTTTCCTGCAAATTAAGAATCTGCCTATCTCTTCCCAAAACTGTCATTTGCGACGTATCTACTCGAGATCTAACCAACTTACGAAAAGCGTCACATTCCGCTTCTTTTAACATCTCTTCTGTAGTATTGAGTGCTCCTGCCATAACCATTTCCTCTAGAGGTTCTAACTCAATAGGAATTTCCGGGCCCTGAAGTCTATCCATAGCTCGCAAACGCTCTTTATACATAGCTAATTCTGCAACATGATATTGCTTCCAGCGAGCAATAAGCAAGTCTTTAAATGAAGCATAGCTCATCCAATTACCCAACCCTTCTGATTCACGAATAACACTATTATAAACAGCAAATTCTAAATGATCATAAGTTTTATACCCTCTAGCAACAAATTGCTCTCTTACTTCCGCCATAGTTATACCTTCTTTCAAACGACATCTAACCAAAAGATCCCTTCTGCGATGTAACGCATCAGGCTCTCTAATAACTGTAGTATCGTTCCAAAATGCCGTATTACTAGCTAAAAGAACAATTAACGGATTATATCTCAATTTCTTATTCTCTAATTCAGCTATGGAAGGATTAAAAACAGCTGAAGATTTTATTTGCATAAACTCAGCAATCTGTTCTTCATAAGCAGTACCGGATCTAAATAGACCAAATTCATCATATAAAAGAATAGCTTGCTGTTTAACACCATTCCAATAACTAGGCCCGGAATTTTTTGTAAAAATAGGATCTCCACAACAAACATAATTTATAGCTTCTAACATACTTATACCCAACTCACAATACAATTCTGACTTGCCTATACCAGGAGGTCCTACTAATTGCATTACAAAAGGCACATATCTAGCATTAGGGCAATAACAATTGTCTATTAATTCATCCTGTAATTTAACTAACTTATCTAACAACGTTTTAATATATTGCCCTATTTGCGCACTCTCACCATTAAGTGAATCAGCCAGCATCATTTGCTGACCTTGCGTTACCAGAACAAAAACTCTACGCTGGAGAACGGAGTTACCAAAAATGGCTTCTTTATGTAATGGGTCCAACATCTGTTGAGCCGCACGAGCCCAAGTTTTTAAAGTTGCACTTTTAGTAAGACACAACATATCTAAACCCACACCACTAAAAGTTTGTAACAGCCAATCAACTATATTGCCAAAAACTTTCATATTCAATTTCAAAAAAGCCACCAAACCAACGCCAGTCATAGTTATTTCTTTAATATGAGTTAACAAATAATGCATAAAATTAGGACAATTCATCATGGCCTTTCTATTCATCTTAAAACCTAATACAGAAGCGATAACTGTAACTACCATAGCTGTAAATTCAGCCACTATATCCGAATCAAATTGGTGAGAAGCCCTAAAATTTTGGTGAGCTTGATCTATAACTACATTCGCAAAAGAAATACCACCTATCATACCGATAATAGATAATACAGTAGGATGATTCAAAAACCGAATAAAAGCATTAAAAAGAGAATAAGAAGTGTCTTTTGGAAGCATTGAAGCCCAAATAGTAGCACAACATATAACAAATGTTGCGTAACTCGGATTATGCATTAAATGAACTAACTGAGAAGCTATAGAAATAAAAAAATGTTTACCAGTCTCAAATGCCGAACCTACCATAGATTTTATCAACTCTAGGATTTCACTGACTTTGGATAAAGCATCATTAGTTACTGCAACACCAGCATCTCGAATTTGTTGCCCCCAACTTCGCCCCATTTCTTCGCCAGAACTACTCATACCTTCACCTAATAGACTTCCAACATATTTAATGGAATTAGAAAATTTTTCTTTAACTCTATCCATCTGATGAACAACACGAGGAAGATCTAATATCTCGAACTCCAACGGCAGAGCACGCGAACTAGAAGCCTGTGAAAGTTCTAACGGCACACTAGTTAACTGCTCAGGGAGTTCCATGGCACTACTACTCAATCTAAAACCCTGAAAAGAACTAAAACGCATATCATCGTCAAAGGCGATAAACACTTGCATAGTCAAATCGTATTCTTCTTCTAAACGACTTAGCGTAGAAAAAGCCAAATACCCAGATGTACAAGCCAGTTTAAGAGCCTGCGGAACATCATCAGGATGAGCCAATAAACCAAAATCTGCATTTAAATAAAAAGGAACACTAATCTCCATACATTCATTTATTCTAGAACACTGACTGTAATAAGCATACCCATTACCAATAAAATCCAAAGCAGTTTTAGGCTTAACGGATGCTGGCAAAGAACCTATAAAACGATCTGGTACATGAGTTACTTGCAAAAACAAATCTTTACCATTTAAATTTCTAAAGATAATTTTCATTCTAACACCTCCTCGCCAAAACCTGTATCCATCGGCGACATTTGCAATAACTCCTCCCCTTATTCTAGACTGAAATTCTATAGATTTATTATTAGGGCCTACATTCCCAAAGTGAACTCTTAGTCCTGTAGGAATAATAGGCACCACATAAAAAACGCCGCCATAAGGAGTATCAGCTGGTACTTTAACGGAAATATCGCAATACAAAGAATATCTTCTTAATAGAGATTTCAAATCATTAAAACCTTCATTAAAGAAGGTCATAGCGCTTGAATTAATCGAAGGTCCTGGTTCAATAGTCAATGCAGATTCAACAGCATCACTCATCATCTGATGCTCAATACTAGAAACTGGCTCTAAAACTGTATTATGTCCCCAATACCACCCTGAATCTGCAACGTAAGGCACCATTTTAGATATTTTATCTTTATCCTCGGCATTAATATAAGCTAAGGCATCATTATACGATTTAAAAGGAGCCATGTAAAAATAAGCTTCCTGCCCAGACACTTTTACCCTCGCAAAATAATTTACATAAATTTGCTCAGTGGCACTAGTTTTTAAATAAGCTGGATCCTCACTACGATACACAGTGTTAAAATCTCCCCCAGTAAATTGCGCTACATGATCAGTTACATTACCATATCTAACTATACAACCATTACCTGTATATCTCCATTTACCAGTAAAGCATTGAAAATAACCCTGTTTTACATAAACTGCCGAAGGAGAAGGATGATAATCTATTCCAATAGATGAAGGGAATGAACCTGGAAAAATGGGCACAGCAACTTCAAAATCTGGACCCCCCCTAATGTACGGTACAATAGTAACAGAATCACTAACACCATCTATAGCAACTAAAGGATTAACAACATACATAATTAGATCACCTATTTTAGGGGGCAAAACAGATTTAGTCAATCGATTATCAGAATCCATAGTAGGTATCCACGGCACATCACTAATGAAAGGGCACTTATAGGAAAATGAAACATTATCTTGCAAATCAAAAAATTCTACATAAGATTGAGCATCCATCTTAAACGAATTATTGCTATCTCCTGGAACAAAACAAACAGCCACACGACCAGTATGAAACATACCTGCAACGAAATCAAAACGAAATTCAATCGTCCCCCGCCAATAGGCAAACATAGAAGCAATCCTTGTCAATGGAGACAAACCATATCGAGGAAGCTTTCTACCACTTTCAGGGTATGAAATTCTAGCATCTCGAACATTTACAGGGCTAACTTGATACCGAAGAATAGAAGTTCCAGTAGATTGGTTTGTTCGCCATGCCTGCAATCCTAATGCTCCCCAATGTTTAACCACAAAACCGACCTGCATCTCATCAACTGTTTCAAAATGGGGTGTAGTTGCTACTGCATCCAAACGAAGTACATTAACTACCTCAACACTATTATCACCAACACACCAGGAGTGAGAAGAATTAGGAACAATTGCAGTAGCAGGAGTTATATCTGTCGGATTATCTCTATTAGGATCAGCCAATAAATAGCGTAAACCTCGCTCAGCTATTCCAACCAATGACTTCATCATTTGATGCTCGACATTACGCATCCCAGCTACTTTTACATTAACAAGACGAGCTTGAATAAAAACATTACAAGACGCAGAAGCTGACCCAGGTACGGACAAAGCACTATTAACAAAAAACGCTAACTTAATTGGATCCCAATCTAAACCGTTATTCCAATACGGATACGCCCATTTAAAGGGAATAACAAAAGTCAAAACATTATTTCCCGGAGCATTTAAAATATGATGAGGAGATTGAATAGCATGAGAAATATCATCTAAAAGACCCTGACCTACGGCGTAATTCCAAGCCACCAACATTTGACCAACTTGAAAACGCGTAGCATTTAACTGAACTTTAAATTCCATATCAAAACTCAAATACTTAAATTTTTTAAAAAAGAGTAAATTTGGAGCATTATTCATTAAATTAACAGATAAATCTTTAGGAAGATTATATATTTTACGCCTAGACCCAGAACCATCAGATTCTCTCCATTTAAATTGATCAAATGGAGCAAATCGTTCTACCATCTCAGAGACAATATTTGATTGACTGCCCTCACTCATACGCGTAACATAATTTACTTGTCTTTGAGTAACTACTTTATCTTGAGCCCCCTGATCAACACTTACAACATTAGATGTTTTTGTTACAGTTGTGGAAGTTGTGGGATCGACATTAGCCGAATCCATCTGCCAAACAACTTTGGGGGGCAATACTTGGATTTTTGTTTTTTTTTGCGATTTACAAAAAATCCCTTCAACTTTATCAAAAATTTTTACAATAGAAGAATTTTTTTTTTTTCTAGCTTCAGCCATAAAAGATAATTTACGACCTAATTTTATTTGTAAATATCTACTTTTTCTAGAATATTTAACAACTTTAAAGAACGTTTGTTTAAATTCGTATTTAAACAACAGTGATTGCCATTCAGAAAAATTTTTTTTATTTTTTTTATAAATAAGAGCCACTCGCTCGGTCCTCTCACTAAGTTGAAAATTTTTTTTTTTTCTGTAGTTATTACAAAAATCACTATTAATTTGGGCCAATTTCTTTTGAAGCATACTCTTTTTCTTTTCTTCCAGCAATTTTTTCTCTATCTTATTTCTCAAATAAAATCCCAAAGAATTAAAGTAGCTAGAGGTATTTGATTTCAAAGAGAATTTCAAAAGATTAAATTTAAAACCGTAGTTATGAATACGTCTTTCTACCTCAGAACAAACGGTCCTCAAGTTATAAACTACATTTTTATACATATCATTCCATAAAGTTTCAAAACCATGTCTAAAAAAAAAAGGTCTAACACTAGAAAAATCACAATGTAACATACGTGGTTCGAATTTTCCTGATTTTTCAAAATAGGCTCTCAAAGCCCTATCAGACATAAGCTTAAATTTTCTATAAAAAAAAGTACAAGAAAATTCACAAATTTTTTTTTTTATTTGTTTAGCAATATTCAATTTAGAACCTTGCAACGCAAAACGTTGAATTTCATCAAATTGACCTTTAACAAAATTAAATTTTTTAACCACTAAATCAAAACGATTAGGAATTAAAGTTGATTCCAAATCAAAGACTATGGCTGGTCCATAGTCTTGTTCGCTTCTTCTAGCAAAATTTTTTGTCTTACGAATCTGATGAAGTTGATAAAGATTTTTTTTTTTCTCCAGACGCTGAACAATACGCTCTGGAAGCTCTTTCTGTTTTTTTTCTTTCCTTTCACGTCGTTGTTTCCTTTTCGAAACAACAGTTGGTGAAGGTAGAGGCCACTCTACTTCTCCAACATTAACCAAAACAGGGGCATCAAAATCTAAGCCTCCCTGAATAGCATTAAATTGGTTCATTACTGAACCATCAATGTTCAATTGATCTTCGAAAGAAAAAAAAAAAGCCATCGCGAACAAAAAGAGTAATAAAGCAAATCAAAAAGATAACACAAAATAAGCGATTAAACAAAACACACGACGAAGACGAGGTTATCTCGAACTCTAGCGTTCAGCAGATACCAACAAAAATGCTTTCTCAAGAGCAAACCAACAGCAAAACTCGCAAGAACGCAGGGGATCTGCAAACCTCGAACTCTAACGTTCAGCAGGTAATGCAAAAATAAATCGCTTAAAGATATGCTATCA